ATTTTGATGATTTTTTTTGCGAGGAACAGTAAAATCAGCAGTAATGCACATCCCCCGACATCCATTCGGAATTTTTGCCACCGAGTAAGCGGAGTCAGTACGGCATAGGGTTCTCGCTTCGTTATCGTGACGATCCGGGTCTCCTTCTCGCTGGTATCTATCACTGGGATGTCAGCCTTGGGAAGCGAATCCTGCCGATTCTGGAGTTTATGCCAGAGCGTGCCATTTCGGATTCCGGCCCAGCTATTGGCCACGGATGTTCGAAGGTGCGACGTAGTATCGGGTGTGATAATTTCCCGTATCTCACCGGGCACCGGGACTTCGACGCGGACATACCGGATCGTCTCCTTGTACTCGGTATGCGTACTGTCGGCCCGGTCTTCGCTCGGCTCCGGTAGAGAAGCCGAAGGCATGCGGCAACACGACGCAAGCAGGAATAGTAGCAGGAGTCCGAAATACTTCGCCTTCCATGCCATCAGATCGGCCAGTTTCGTAGCGATCAGGCCCGGCTCGTCGTGTCGGCCGCCGCCAGTATAGTTAGGGACCCCTCCGCGGCGATTTGCGTCGCGTTCGGTGTAGAAGTGGTAGTAGGACCCGCGATTGTGAAACAAGCAGTGTAATCCGCTCGGAATGGCGAATACGAGCAACCATAACCAACCCCACGCCCGAGATTGCAACACATGGCCGAACTCGTGGTCGTAGGTGGGCTCGTTGGTTATGTATTTCGGACTCAGGAAAACGAAGGAACCCATCGTGAACGCTCCTTTGACTTTGGGTGAGGCGAAGAACAGAGCCCCGTTCTGTCGAAGTATCGCGCGGTGATTCGTGAAGAAGAGACACCAGAGCGCTCCGATAATCTCCTGCGGCAACTGCCAGATCGTTAAAATGATTCGCATGAACATGGCTATACGATTTTAATGGTGATGGGTTCCTTCCGGTCCTGAGCCTCTTTAAGAATCCGGACCAGTTCCTTCTCGTAGGACGTGGAGTTGATGACCTTACCCTTAACTTTGTTCTCGCCGACCAAGATACATCCGGCCGAATCTTCGGCCGTGTTCCCGCGGTGGATCAGGATGCCCTCGAAGTGCCTCACGTTCTGCAAACGAGGGAGCTCTCGCTTGAACTTCGGGGAGTAGTCCACCACAACGTCGTAGGTACCGTAAGGGATCGCGGTCTCCCCATACACCTTTTTCTCGTCGCCGTCGAAGACTCCGTTCTTGTTCAGGTCGCGCACCTTATCCTCCAAGGTGTCGCAGAATTTCTTGCCGTCGATTGAGAGAGAGCCAATCGTATAGCTCTCTCCCAAAAAACGCCTTTTAAGTTCTAACTTCATAATTATCAGCTATTTACGTTAATTGCCTTGGCTCCCACCTTCGATCCGAGCGGTGCGACTACCGATCCGATGTCGTCGGCCATCTGTTCCGTCGCCGTAGCGATCCGGCCCGTGTCGCTCTTGATCCCACGAAGGAGTTCCATTGATTCCGTCTGGGAAGCCATCAGCGTCGGGATTAGCCCGGCTGTCTCTTCGGTTCCCATGATAAGCTCGTTCCATCCGGTCAGGATCGCGTTGATAGATACAACCTGATCGTACTGGGCCACCTGATAGTAGATCATCGAGTTTGCGGCCGCGGCCAACACCAGTGCCGTATCTTCGGTAAGCGAGCCGACAGCCTTCGAAATGCCCGTCAGGTTAGATTCTCCTCCATCCGGCAACCACTGAGAGAAGTCGCCCCATATCTCGCCGAAGTAGGCGTACAGCGCCTCGCGGAAGTCCTCGAACGGGAACTGCTCCAGTGTCGGTAATTCATCCTGACTTAATCCGTTTAAACGGCGAGTTTCTTCCATGAAACTATCCATGATATTCTCCACGCCCGGCATGATGAACTTCGCTGTCGCCAGTTCGAGGATCATCTTGTCTACCATCTCGTCCACGGTCTCATTCCATGCGTCCTTGGCGGAGAGACTACCGTCTTTTACGCCGTCATAGATAGCCTGAGCAAGATCGGAGGAGAAGGTCTTAAAGTCAGTGCCGTAGAATGATTCTACGAGCTCGCGGCGATTATCAGCGATCTGCTGGCCGATCTCCTCGATTTGTCGCTCCATATCGTCAACTCTGCCCTGATCGAAGTCCTTGTCTTTCTTCTGATACTCAAGACGGATTTGCTTACGAAGCTCTTCCTGCTGTTGAAGGAGATTCTGAGTCTGTTCTCTTGCTACCTTATTTATATCAGAGGTGGAATAGACTCGATCCATCGCTCTCTCCAAATCCTTATAAGCGTTCTCCAACTTCCGGACGGCGCGTTCCGATGCCTCTTGCTCTTCTTTAATTCGACGCTGTTGAGCGCTAAATATGGCAAGTATGCCACCCAAAACGGCCGCCGCCGCCAGAAGAGGTAACATTGTAGTCATCAGTGTTTTAGCCGTAGCATCAGTGATAGCTAAAACCACATTGACCAGAGCAATGCCTGCTTGAAGCACTTGGAATCCCTTTTGTATATCTTGAATGGCGGCCGATGCTTCTTCACCGAATGCACCACCGAAAACGTCGTTGAATACCCCTATGGCATTGTTAACTTCGCCTATTCCGGCTGATACTTGCCCGAGAAATTTATCCATTCGACTTAACGCCACCCTTGTCTTGGTGAACCCGGTCTGCACCTTATACTCGGCCGCGGCCAGACTCTCAACCGCCGACTGTGTATTTTTGACAGCATCCCGATTCTCACGCTCAAGATCGTTGATGCGCTGGAGTATAGTAGCCCTCTCTTCGTCAGTTCCGGCCTGAGACATCTGGAGTCGGAGAATCGCAATCTCGGAGGCGTTTCGCTTCTCAATCTCAGCCTGCGCCGCCCGAGCCGCCGCGAGATTCGCTTCGGCCGCCTGAACCTCCCGCGTTCCAGTCAGAATGTCGTTTATTCCCTCTTTGATCGCCGCGAAAGGACTGCGCTCCCACGATTGCTCTTCGAGATTCTGAATAATCCTCACGACCTCCCGGAGTTGCGTCGGGTCCAAATCGTTCTTAGATGCCTCATAGAAGTTCTTCATCATGGAGGTGAGGTTCCCAAGCGTCTTGGTACCGACACGATCCAAGTCACCAAATGCCTGAGCGAACATTTCGAGGTTCTTGATCTCGTCGAGGTTCACGCTCGCAATCTGCCTGCGCTCGGATTTATTCACTGCCTCAACGCCCTGAGTTTTCTGGTCGGGAGTAAGTATCGTGCTGGACTCGATCCGTGCCCGTTCTTCGGCCGCTTTCGCGGCGATGATGTTGCGGCGCTTCTCGTAGTCTCCGAACTTCTGAACGCTTTCGGCCATCTTCTTGACCGTCTCCTGCTCGTAGCCGAAATAGGCATTCATCGCTGACTTTGCCGAAGTCTGGACGGTCTCCGGGAGCTCCTTGATCGCGGCCTGCACCTTTTTGATGTCGAGCACGGTCTTGTTGCCCGCCTCGTCAGTAGCGAAAAGGGTGTCCCAGTCGATGATGCCGCCACTCTTGGTCTGGTATGCCGTCAGCGTCTTCTTGAGTTGCTCGCGCAGTTTGCTGAACACGTCCAACGTATCGAGCCCCGTAGTCGAAGTGGTGATCTGGGCCGCGAAGTTCATGTCCCCGGTAGCCGCCAAGATGGACTCATACATTTTCTTCGCCTCGTTCTGGAGCGAGATGTCGTTCGCCAGACGCTTGAGGTCCTTCTCGATACCTTCCTTGAGTGCATCGTAGGAGGTGTCGGAGACATCCATGTTGAATTTGAGGGCCGCGTTCTTATCGTTGAGTTGCTTCTGGGCGTAATCGGCCGCCTTCTTGAGTTGCGCTACGAGCTTCTCCGGCGTCAGCGCAAGGGACGGAGTGAGGAAGTTGAAGTTCTTCGCCAGATCGCCGTACAGCTTCTCTACGTCGCTGGCGGCCAAGGCATCACCCCTAACCTTCTTGAGGGACTGGTAGCGATTGTACGCCTCCTTGAGTACCTTTACTTCCCCTTCGAGGGCTTGTGTTCGGTCCTTGATGGTTTTCTTAGCCTGCTTCTTGTCGAGTTCAATACCATACTCCTTGGCAATATCCCTGAGCAACTTCAAGACTTTCTCGGATTCGGTTAAGTCTTTGGTGAACTCTTTTTGACCCGCATTCACGGCGTTGGATAAATTATCATACGTCTCCTTCGCTGTCTTATATTGCTTTATAAGGCTATCGACACCTACATCGTACTGGGTATTAGGTTTGATCGCTGTCCCAAGGGCTTCGGCAAATCGTTTCCTCCAGCCTTTTAGCTCTTCTTCTCCCTTCCCCAGCACTCTCGATATGTCGGTAAGCCCGAATGCGTTCAGTAAAATCTCGTTCATTTCTGGCCCGGCGCCCTTGAACTCTTCGCGCATGGCCTCGACGCCTTTTTTAGCAAAACTGCGGAGGAGTTCCTGAAAATCTTTTGCATCCTCCGGCTTCAAGCCAAAGGTTTTCAAGTCGCTCCAGTCGATAACCTGACCTCTGAACTCCTTGTATTGAGACTGAATACTATACCAGTATCTATCAGCCGCATCGGATGCGCTCTGAAATGCCCTGATGGTGTTTCCAATGTTTTGATTAAGGGTCTTGAAATCAAAGATACCCGATGATTGGTATTTTTGAAAGTCCTTAAAATAGGAGAGTAGTACCTGAATACGTTCAGCATAGGATGCTCCGGAGCGCTCCATTGCATCCATGTCTTTTCGCAAATCGTTCAGGAGTACACTTTCGTCGTGAACCCCATCGGCAAGAAGTTTTCCGAGCTCTGAGCTAATGGAGCTCATATTCGACTTATAGTCAGAGGCCAACTTGTCGATGTTTTTCATCCATCCGGGGCCAGAGGCTTGAAGTGCTCCACTGAACAGCGTTGGATTTGATGCGGTAATGCTGAGGGTTTCTTGGTATAAATCAGCGAGTCGCACCAGTTCACGCATGCGATCCGCTTCATCGGATATACCTACAACTCGCTGTTTTATCAGCTTGGCAATCTCTTCATTACGGGATAACATCTCCGTGAGGCGCTCGTTGATCTCCCTATGCTTATCAGAGTTGCTCTCCAATCCTGATAACTGGTCCTTGTATATCCGCTGGATGGTAGAATACTCCTCTTTGAATGCAGACAGAGACTCCTTGGCCGATTGAGTCATCTTTTCGTTTGCATCCTTATACATATCAGTATGCTTATTAAGGGCGCGAAACGCCGATATTACGGCGGCAAGCCCCGCAAAAGCGATAGTAAGAGGGTTGTTAATCAACGAGGCCCATAGGGCTTTAAGATTAACAACTAACTTCCCGATAGTACTCGAAAACAGCAGAACTACTCGTTGAGTTTTGGTGGTAGCGGCGGCATACAAAACTTCGGCTTTTGTCAGCATGCCAAGTTGCGCGAGTCGGAGACCCTCAGCCTTGTTGAGTCTCCCGAGGGCGAGGAGCCGAAGGGCCAACTCCTTTGCCGCCGGGTTGTTAACCCCCATTTGGGCGATCTCCGCGGCGGTAAGCCGATTGGTAGTAGCAATCAGTCTAAGCTCTTCGGTAGTGAGTAAGCGATAGTTGCTGGCCTGAATCAACTGCGCCGCGGCTTTCTTCTTATCAGTCAGGATAGATTTAGCAGTTGCCGCCTCTACTCCGTAGACGGCGCTTCCATAAGCCGCGGCCGCCACCTTACCTGCGGCCCATATTCCAACGAGGTTGGTGCCTACGGATAGAATTGTCTCCAGATTTTTAGACATCGAAACAAGCAAGTTTCCGGCCGCTTTAAGCGCTCCCATTTGCGAATCACCGACGCGGTAGAATGCTTGCTGAATATTGTCAGTAAGTTTCTGGTAGATACCGTACAGAGTATTCGCCTGCTTCTGTTGCATGTTATAGAATATGCCACCCTTGTTCGTCATGTCTTCGAAAATGTCAGCAACCATTTCGAAGGGGACCTGACGCTTGGAGATAAGATCAAACACTTCCGATGTGTCAACCACTCTATTTTTCAGCAACGTAAACTTATCTGCGAGAAGCTGGATCAGAGGAATACCGGCCTCGGTGAATTGACGAACTTCCTGACCTCGAAGAACCGAAGCGGCACGCACCTGACCATAGGCCAGAATCAATCGACTCATATCCACGCCGAGACCAGCCGACACGTCAGCCAGACGCTTTGTCGTATCGAATAGCTTGTCGGTTTCGATTCGGTATGCCGACAACTGTTTGGTATAGCTGAGAAGTTCCTGCGCCGTAAACGGAGACTCGATAGCCAGTTCAAGAGTCTGGCCGAAGAGTTTGTCAGCCTTCTCCTTATCCTGAATCATCGCCTGCAACGAGATGCGCTGGAGCTCGAAATCGGCCGTCGTCTTACGGATGTTGTCTACCAATCGCCACGCCCCCAGAATAGAGAGGTACTGGTTGAGGAACTGAGGCATGCCGTTCAGGATTCCCTTTTGGGTAGATAGCGCTGAGTTTTGAGCCTTAATAGTTCCAAGGCTTCGGTTTCGCGCATTAGCAAGCGACTCCTCAGCCTTCTGCACTCGGAGCTTCACCAACGCCGCCTGATCCTCCAACGTTTTCTGCTGGAGAATAGCTTTATTTTCTCGGGTGACGGCAAGAGCATTGTTGCTACGCTGTTGTGCGAGATTTTTGGCGGCAATCGCCCGCTGAGTAGTGATCTTCTCTTCGGCCAGCGCCGTAGCCGCTACGTCCTTGGCTGACTTGATGTTGAGCGCTTGGATGCGTTCGAGTATCTTCTGGAGCGTCGTGAGTTCACGAGTCAGCGAAGTGATCGCGTCCTTGGTTTCTGGCGTGATCGGCTCGATTTTGAGGTCTTTCAGGCGATTTACGACATTCTCCAAACTGTCGAGACTCTTGGTGCTCGGCATCTTGAAAGTCAGGTTTATTTCGGCCTTGAGAGCCTTCTCTATCTCTGCCTTCTTAGCCTGCCACTCCTTGTCGATCTCCTCGATGTTGAAGTTGAAGCCTACTGGGATTATAAGTTTATCGTCAGCCATGTGTTACTTTTTTTGTGTTTTTCGACGGATATAATCGGCCATCTGCTCTTCGGTTATCTTGCCCTGCTGAAAGAGCTTCTGCATGTATCGCTCTCCAGCCTTCCGGTTCATCTCTATCAGGTCCTTGTCGGTGTACTTGCTCGGCTTTCCGTTGCCGGGCGTCACCTTCCCACCCTTCGGTTTCTTCCGGAGACCGGACTTGTCGGCCAGCATGATCGTCTGTTTCACCATGCTATCCACGAACCAGTAGCGATACCAAGTGAATAGGTTCATGTTGCCGTATAGCGTCACAATCAGGTCCGTTCGGGCTCCGATGCGTGTTTTTGAGCTATACTCTTCGTACTTGCTTTTGTCATCTCGACTGTCAGCATGTTGTTGGCTTGCAGGGATGCCATATTGCGAAAAAAAAAGCCGACCTCCTCGCTGTTCAGGGCATTCTCCAGAATTCCGGCATAGTCTGCCTGATTGCCGAAGAAATGCAGGTATCGCCAGTAAATCCAGTGGAACAGCCACACCTTCACGGGGTGCGCGAGGATCAGCAGGCTCAAGCACTTCGGAACCATCTTACGGTTCATGGCGATAGCCTTTAAGGTCTCTCCGGGTGTGTCCTCGCGCGTGACGGCGGTGTACTCACATTTCGAGACAAGTTTTGACAATTTTTCAGCCACATAGTTCGTCAGTCTACGGGTTTTGTATTTCTTGCCGTTAACGTAGAACTCGAAGGGAGCGTTGTCGTCGAGTTGCCCCTGCAACATTGCGGCCCGAGCCTCTGCCCGTTCGTTGGCGTTTTTGAATATATTCATTCTGATTAGCTTGTTTTAAAAAAGGGGCGAGCGCCTAAACACCCGCCCCCTTTCGGTGATACTCTGTTCGTTACTTCGACTCGGTGGTCGAAGATTTGGCGGCACGACCTGCGACCGACGATCCGTTCTTCCCGATGAAGAGATAGATGTAGTCGAGCGTGTCGGCGTCCTGACTCTTCGTCGCCGAAGCGTTGACGTGGATGTTGAAGAGCTCCGTCGAAGCTCCTTCGCCTTGGAAGCGCGAGGAAATCTTGCAGTTCGGGTACACCAGCGAGTCCCAGAAACCCTCCTCGAAGCGGAGACGGACCATACAGTTCTCGATGACGGCCAGCTTCTTGCCAGCGCCAAGAACCTTGCGGCCCTCGACGAAGGAGCCAGGGCCAGCGGTCAGCGTGAGCGCGTCCATCTGGAGAAGGTTGGTGCAAATCTCTTCGGCCACGTTTGCGAGGTCGCCCTCGAACCCGTAGGTACCGTCGGTGGTCGTGGAGATGATCTCCTGACCGTTCTCGTACTTGTGCGAGGTAATCTCCATCTCGTCGCCAGTGAACGAGAACGTGCCCTCACGGAAGCCACCCACCTCGGTCCACTCCTCAAGGGTAATATTCGAGAGGGTTTTCGGAGTCCCGGTTGCCGGACGCTGGTAGATGTCGAACCATGTGATTCCAGATACATACTGGAACTGTTCTGCTAATTTAGCCATAGTTGTGAATTATTTTGTGTTTGTTTTTCGATTTATCCCGTCATCCGGACGAGAAGATTTACGAGTTTGGTTGAGTAATTGGCAACGAGTGTCTTTCCTTCGTACAGCACGTTTTGGTTAAGGACGGTTCCCGGAATTTTAAGAGCCTCGTCCAACTGCGACATGACGGCGGCCTGCCTTGCGGCATTCGCGGCCCCCGTGGACAATAGTCGGATGTAGACCCCCACAATCACGTTCGCTTCGAAAAGATCGGAGCTCGTGGTCATCCGGTTTACGGTTCCATTGAGCGTTACTGTGATGTAAGCGTCGGGCCAGTCAGACGTAGGTACATCCTGCGCCGTAAATGCGGGAATAGACACCAAGCCGCTGTTGTTAATAGCGTCCCTGATCTTCTCCGCGACTGTCAACTCCGATAATTTCATCACGACATTAATTTCGCATTCAACAAAAATTGCTGAGTGAGATACGGTACGATGTCCTCACTCCACCATCCTATTCCGCGCTTCGGCATGCCATCAGCGCGTTGAGTACCAAGTCCGGCTTCAACGGAATAAGCGTAGGGTGCGGAGCTCACCAACACCATCACATACTTACCCGCCGTCCGAGCGTCGGTTGCGGCAAGAGTAGCGTTCAAGAGCTTTTGCCCGTTGACCACCGTTTTCCGACCCTTGTAGGTCACGGTTCGCTGGGAGGCCGGGTAGTTCGGGTTATCGACCCATTGCACCATTCGGCCGTTCTTGAATATCCCGATCCCCGTACTTGCCGTCAGGGTTCCGGTTTGGTTCTGGAAGAGCACGTCTTCCCTCATAAGTTTGTCGAAAATGCTCAAAGCGACCTTCTGAAAGACGTTCTGTATGCGAGTATCAAGATACGCTTCTGCATACTTTGCGAACACCTTCTTGAAATTGTCCTTTTTAGCCATTTTTATCGTCTCCCTTGTTGAGCCATACCGTAACCCCACCTACATCGGGATCGGCTACCGCTTCGGCCTCCAAAGCCAAAAAACGGATAACACGAGCGTTTTCCACCGTGACTACCACTTCGTCATTCGTCCGAACGTCCACCGACGAATCGGGAATAATGATAAGCGGAGAGGATAGGTAGTGACCTTCACGGATGCTGGTGTTGCCACCGGAATTGCCCCGTTGCAGGCCGCACTCACCCTCATATACCACGCTGAAAACTTCCTCGAAGGTTTCGGGATCAGTCTTGCCAGTACCGCGCCGAATAACGCAGGTGTGCGGATAGAAGTTAAAAGCACCATCCATTGCCGTTCACCGTTGATCCGGCCCACAACCCGGAAGCGTCGTAAATCTCAGCCTCTTCGGGCGTTGCTTCGCCGTACTTTTTGTAGATAATATTTGCCAAAGAACGCCAGTATTCCCGGTCTCCTTCTGCAACCTGAATCTGGCCCTCCGTGTAGCGGCGGTTGCCCATTTGTTTTGAGCTACCGCCGCCGTTCACGAGAGTTCCAGCCGCGAAGTAGACATCTGCCGTAGCCAGATCGCGTTTGCGAATCCAAGTCAACGGCTCTGCTCCTTCGGCGTTGCGCTGAAAGGCCGGAGCACCAGACTCTATGTCGCGCCGCGCCAAGATACCGTTGATGACAGCATCCGGTAACGGGTAGTTGACGATCAACCCCCGAAGATACTCCTCAATAGTTATACTTGGTACAGCGCCCATAGTGTCCTGATATTACTGGTTTGCCTCTTCCTTGTTTGCCTCTTCCTTGTTTGCCGGAGCGTTGCCGTTCAGCACGTTCTCCAGCGCCTTGATCTTCTCCTCGCCGAGCAGATTGACGGCCTCCTGAGTCTTGGCGACCCCGGTGTTGGCGTTGATCTTCACGCCGATGGTCTCCATAGCGGAGATGACGGCGGCGCGATCATACTCGCCCTCGCCGACAGCGATGGTCGTAACGACGGGTGCGGCCGCGGTCTTGACGGCCCTGCCAGCCTTGGTCGTCTTCGTCGTCTTGCCACCACCCCACGGCTGATCCGTGCTGGTCTTGAGGATGCAGATGTTGTTCGGGTTCCGGGGTACCGGAAGAACGTAAGCCTCCATCGAGGTAACGTCCTTGACGGGGTTCGAGAAGTACTCCACGATGACGGAGATGCGACCCTCCTCCACCGAAGAGTGGAGCACGTTCGGGTTGTTGTCCATCTCGTAGATGTTCTCGCAGTTCTGGAGCTCGAAGAAGCGGTCGGGCACGCAAAGTACGGCCACATCCTCGGCAAAGCTCTTGATGACGTTCCCCTTGCCATCGCGCTCTACGTTCGACTTCTCGTCGATCTCGATGATCGGAACGATGCCGTAGTAGTTCACGAGACCTTCCATCACCTCCTTGCGGGTCAGAGGAATCTGGCCGGGATTCGGAGTGTTCGGGTACATCTTCATGGCGATCTTCACGCGAACATTCTTGTTCACGGACATCTCGCGGATCAGCTTTTTCGAAATCAGCCAGTTGGTGTACGGCAGTGAATTGTCGTCCATCCAGTCCTGAATGTCGAGGAGGTCCTGAATCGGGTCGTCGGTACCGCTACCCCAGATACCGTAGCTCGGAACCTTGAAGCGGTCCGACGGGTAATTGAGGTCCACTGCGATCTGGATGCCTTCGCCGTTGTTCTGAGCGTCGGCCGTGATGAAGCCCGTGGAGAGACCCTCGAACACCATCATGTTGATACGCGAGTGCATACCGCCGACAGCGGCCGCGAAGCGCTCCAGATAGTCGTAGCGAGCGTGGAAGTTCGGGTCATCGGCGATAGGCTCGAAAGCCTTGAGTGCCATGAAGTCCGAAGCGTCCATCTGGAAGCCGTGACCGATCAGAGGAATCGTACCACCGTAGGTCTGCCATGCGCCAGCACCGCGGAGCGGCTTCTGGCCGTTAGCCGACAGAACGGCGGCGGCAACGTTGATTTCCGTGTCGCGCACGTTGATCTTCCACTCCGGAGTCCGCATGCGGCGGCCCCAGAATGCGAACCGACGCCAGAAGGCATCGTTGTACTTCGCGTTTACGTCGTTGATGACGGTCGTAAACGCCTCAACGCCCTCCCAGAAAAGAGCGACGTTGTAATAGAGAGTTTTGCTGTAAAGTCCCATAGTTATGCGTTTTTATTAAAGACCGTCGTAGAAACGAACGAAGTAGCCGTGCGTGTTCATGTAGTTCCGAATCATCGGATGCACGGGCGCACAGCGCCGCGCGTAGATGACGTTGCAGATGTGAACGAGGTCCACAAGCTGAGTCTGCTCGTCTCCGTAGCACGGAATGTCCGCGAACGAAGTAGCGGTGGGGATGACTTTGATCGTTGCGCCAGAACCAGCGGCCGAAGCCTCGACGAGAATATCGTCAACGGCCAGTGCGCCTACGGCGGCCGAAAGGGTCAGCACATCGTAGTCGGCATTCGAGTCGTCGATAGCCGTAACGGTCACACCCGTCCCGGTATAGTCGAGGTCCGTTACGTCGTTCGGAAGGTGCATCAGCACCATGCCGACGCGGGCACGGGTGCCCTCGAAGTCTTTCTTCACCTGCACCTGCGTAGCCGAAGCCTCAACAGCCGCGTTTACTGCAAATGCGTAGTGGGGCTGGGCCGTCTTTGCGAAATCGTCGCAACCGAACGGGGTACCAGCGGGGAGAACGTTCCCGACGGGAGGCATGTCTTCCAGCGCCATATTGTAGCCAGTAGGCAGAGTTACCTCAGCCTTGCCACCATAGACGTTGCGCAGACCACCAACAGTCATGGAGTATTCCCGCATTTTGTTGTAGTAATAACCTGCTCTCATGGTTTTAAACAGTTGTTAATTAATGGTGTCGTTACTCGTCCCCGTCACCCTTACCTTCGGTTTTGATACCAAGGTTGCGCAAAAGCGCTTCGGCGGCCGGGTCCTTCTCTCCGTTTTTCGGAGCCGGATTCGGGGTAGGATCGCCGGGAACGTAACCAGCCGTAGCCGGAAGGCCCTGAGCCGTCAGCGTCCGCTCGTAACGCGAGTAAGCCCGCGAAACAATGGCTTCTACCGTGTCGTCCTCTTTGATCGTCTCGAACGCATCCTCCAGCGCGATCTCAGCTACACCTTTGTAGGTGTCGATAGGAGTCTTCTTCTTGTCGGCGGGCTTGAAAAAAGCCTCACGCGCTTGCTGAATCAGTTCCTCCTTGCGGCGCTGTCCAGTCAAACCTTTCAGTCTGGCCTCCTGCTCCTCTTCCCACGCCTTGCGACGCTCAAGCTCGGCCTTGTACCAAGCGGGCATCTCTTCGGTGTCGTTAGGCTTCGGAGCCGGATTCGGATTCGGATTCGGTTCGGGATGTTCCTCCTTCCATTTCGAAATGAAAGCTCCCTGATCGTTGTTGAAGTTCGTGTTGACCGAAGTGATGGTCGGCATAAACTTCTCCATGAAGGCGTCGATCTCCATATCGGAGTCGTCGGGCAGGAAGGTCATCGCGTTTGTCGCGGCATCCAAAATGGTGCGGTCGGAAATCTTTTGGGTTTTTCCCAGTCGTTCCTTGGTTTTTCCAAGTACTTGCTCTTTTGTAAACTTCATTGTTTTTCAATGATTAGTGAATGTTTCCACAAGCACGAGTACCATTCACATGATTCTCAAATACTTGCATACTCAACGACAAATGTAAAACATTTTTTGCCAAGAACAAAATTTATCGTAAATTTGCGAATAAAACTTTACTATGTTCACTCGCGTAAATCCCGATACACAACCCGTACAGCTCTACCCGAAGGTAGAGCGGGAACTCAGTACGGTTAAGAAAAAGGGATGGGTAAAAGTGAATGGAGCCAAACTGCGCGACAACAAAGATTTGATACCGCAGACTGGCTTTCAAGAATCAATTCAAACTTGTGAAGCAGACGTCATTTGGACCGGAGGAAGCGCCTCAGCCGGCAAGAGTTTCTGCATTCTGTTAGAGGCACTTAGAGGTATTGGCAAGTACGGATATTCGGGCCTTATTATAAAAAAGGAGCTCGTTGAAGTAGGCACCGCGGGTGGTATTCTTTCGGATGCGAAACGAATATATTCCGAAATGAAAGGATGCGAATACTCGGCCTCCGACTACTCCTTTGCATGGCCTGAGTATCAGAGCTCTATAATGCTCACCCACATCAACCTGCAATCCGACTCTCAAGAGAAGGAGGCGCAAGAGAAGATGAAGAACAAGCAGGCATCCTACATAGCCATCGACGAGTTAACCAACTTCACCTTCAAAATCTGGAAATACTGGTTCTCTCGAAACCGTGACGCTTCCGGTATGAAACCTAAGATGGTCTGTACCCTCAACGCGAACGGCTGGCACTGGAGCTCCAAAATGCTCCGGACGGCCGGGTATATCGGCGACGACAACTACGTCCGACCAGAGCGCGTCGGCAAGATCATGTACATGGTAGTCAACGGCGACAAGCCAGAGGACATCATCTGGGGCGAGACTCCGGATGAAGTTAAGAGCCGCATAGACCTCGAATCCATGTTGACGGCCGAGATGCGTGCCGCTGGTCTGACCACCGACAGCTTCATCAAGACCTTCACGTTTATCCCCGGTAACATTATGGATAACCGAATCCTCACCTTCCAGACGCAGGGTGGAAATGTAGCCAACTTGTTCAACGTCGGAGAGGCGGAGCGAATGAAGCTCCTATTCGGCTACTGGGGCGAGATGGGCGAAGGAGAGGCAATGGTAAACCAAAGCCATATCGAGGCCATGTTCCCCGGCCCGAATCAGAATCCATTCGAACCCTCTACGGAGCGATACATGACCGTGGACATCGGCGACGGAACCGACCCTACCAAGGCTTATATATGGACTGGGCTTACTTGTAATCGCGTTGAGACCACCTACACGGATGACGCGCGAGAGAAGGTGGAATGGGTCCGCGCCTTGAAGACTGAGTACGACATTCCGGTAGAGCACATTGCGGTGGATGCCGGAGGTCTCGGTAACTACTTCGAAGACTACATGCGCGGTGTCGTGGCAATCGTATCGAACCGCACACCTATAAAAGAATACGACTCGGCCGGAAACGTGATCGAGATGGAGCAATATGTGTGTCTCCGTGACCAACTCCTCGGCAAACTTAGCGCCTACCTTCGAATGGGGCGACTACGCTTCGATATACCCGGCTCCACGTTGGTTCAATACGGCCGCAAGAACGACAAAATGCCCATACTTGATCTGCTCGTGCTCGAAGCCACCGAGTGCCTCAAGCGCGATCAGAAAGAGAACGGCAAATACTTCTTTATATCGAAATTAGCGTTTAAACGCAGGCATAATTATTCACCCGATGACCTTGACCCGATTGCTTACCGAATGATATTTGAGCTCATGGCGACGCTCAAAAAAGCGGCCGAGCCCGAATACTCGATGGATGACTACTATCGAGCCTTCAATTCGATGGGGGGTTGGTAAAATTTTTTAATAATGAAGATCAACATTGGAGAGTTAGCGCAAAAGCGCAGGTGGGAGCGCAGGCTTCCGAACCCGGCGACGAACTGCACGATGAATCAGTCGTTCGCGTCGAACCCGCCACAGCCGATGCAATTCGACCGCTACCCAAGGCGGTTGCTTACGCAGTCGGACTTCCTCAACGAGAAGCAACCGTCGGCCCACATGGTATATGATGTGTATATGCGTTCGAATCGGCCCAAATACCGATACGACGAGGCATTGCGCAAGAATGTTCCCGATGGCTACGAGCCCGTTGAGCGCGTATCGGTGTCACTCCAGAAGTCGATCCTTCGGCACAAGACCATCCATACCTTCGGCAACCCTATGGAGTTCAGCAACGAAGGTGACATGGAGGACGCAGACATGATTTCGCAGATCAAGTCATACTGGAACCAGACGGGCATGAACAACGCCCTCATTAAGTTCGGCAACTCATGCTTCGGCACCGGAGACGGTGCGATCTGCGTCTACATGGACCCGGAGACGGAGATGCTGGGCTACCGGGTATTCTCCTACGAGTTTGGAGACCTCATTACCGAGTTCCGGAACCCGCGCGATGGCGGCAAACGCAATGTCTTACGCATGTTCGACGACAACGGAACCACGGTCGTCGAAATATACGGAAGCCGGACCGTCGAGCGCTGGGAATCCATCACCATAGCCTCTACCGAAAGTGCGGTCAAGACGTTCATTCGCAACCTGACCGAAACATACTCCGAGGACGGCTACAAACTGGTGAACACGGCTCGGCACGGCCTTTCCATCTGCCCCGTCATCTACCACCGCGAGAGCGATGTGTGCTGGGGCGACGTTCAGGGAAACATCGAAGACATCGAGAAACTTCTATCGGACCTGATGGAAAATGGCAAGTACTACAACTTCCAGATGCTTTTCGTCTCCGGAATCGTAGGCGGCCTGCCGAACGTGAACTTCCAAGGCAAGGTGATCGCGGCCCGAAACAAAGACGGCGACGCGAAGATTCTCCAGCCCGCCGACGCATCCAACACGTTCACGCTCTCGCTTGACAACTCGCTCAAGTTCCTATGCGACAGCGTAGGAGCCGTGTTCATCCGGCCGGACGAGATCAAGTCAGGCGATTACAGCGGTGCTTACCTCCGGAACCTATACTTTCCGGAGACGCAATGGTGTATGGACGCATATTCCCGGTTCGATCCAGCCCTACGCACACTCATGTACATCTTCAAGGAGTTTGTCGGCATCAAGGAGAAAAGACAAACGGAGTACCACAATCTCCGAATGTCGTACTCCATCGAGCCATTCATCCCCAAGAACGACAGCGAAGACATCCAGAACCGCGTTCAGGCTGTGGCTGGAGGAATCCTCTCCGTTCGCACCGCGGCCGAAGGAAGCCCGCTGGCCTCATTCGACGAGTTGAAGCGCATCGAACTGGAAACGGCCGAAAAGGAGCGCAAGGCTCAGGAGCAGGCCGCCGCGGAACTGGAAGCACAACAGCAAGCCAAGGCCGCGGCCGAAGGAAATGGCGGAGCCGACAACGACGAACGGAACCAAATGGAAAAGGACGGTAAAATGCCGAACCGGGTCGAGTAAAATCAACACTATGTATAGAAATGTCGAGGTTTTTGAAAAATCTCGACATTTTTATTTGCAAATTAAATAATAAATGTTTAACTTTGCATCGAATCAAAACTACTCTTATGTTCAAGAAAAAGAAAAACAAAATTTACTCGCTCCAGTACGACCTCGACGCATTCGTGGTAAGGATTACCAACGAGCGCGTTGACGTGGAGACCAGATCGAAGACGTGGAAGCAGGTGTTCCTAAAAGGCACACCCGAGTATCTGACGTTCGTGTACATCTTGGCACCGCACATGATGGTCGATCCTGCTATCAGGGCCGAAAAGCGCGATGCAGAACGCGACAGGGAAAACGCAACCACCATTGCAAAAACGCTCTTCCTCGCGTCACAGACCATCATGCGAGACCCGTCGGCTGTAAGCGGAATCCTCGACGTGTGCCAGAAGAGTCTCGACAAATACGCTGAGGCTCGGGCCGAACCGAGAGAGTCGGAGGAGATCGAGGAGCTCAAGGATGCCGTTGCACTGGCAGAAGTTAAAGTGCAAACGGAGCAGACCGCAGAGGTTATCGAAGAACTGGAGCAGGCTAAGGCCGCTCTGGAGAAGGCAAGAAACACCAAAACAACTAAAAGGCAGAAGAAAAATGGAACAAAAACTAATGTCGCAGGTTCCGGCGGGGAGTAGCTTTCAGTACCCCCCCCCCCCACCGTTCACGCCCTTTGAAATTTCTCGTTCTGAAACAGTATGTGGGTTTTAGCTGGGTCAAAAAGGCAGGGGAACGTACCGGAGAAAAGATCAAGGTACAGCGCACCAAGGTTCGCTATATCGGGAGCTACACGGAGACGAAGGACGACAACGGGTTCGCAAACGGTTACGACGCGAACTACAACGAACGCACCTTTGACTCGGCAGGAATCTATGTGATGCAAATTCAGGATTAACTATGACTGGAACAGAACTCGCTCAGAAGATTCAGAAAGGAATCGAAGAAGGGATTATCACTACCTACAAGACGTTGGAAGAGGATCACAAGATTTCTCGATCCACGATCAACGCTTGGGTAAACGATGGCAAGTACGCAAAAATCAAACTCAAGAATCAGTGGATTCTCGTTAAAATCTCGGAGTAACATGGCAGAAGAAAAAACTCACTGGAAACGCATGCTCAACCCGAATTTCATGGGCGACTGGTCCCTTCCCGGAGGAAAGGATGTAGTCCTCACGATCAAGGGCGTGACGCAGAAGGAAGGCTGGAGCCAAGACAAAGGCAAGAAGGTGATGCTCCCGTGCATCGTCTTCGAAGAAGAGGCTGAGTTCGAGTGGGCCAAGCCTCTCGTCCCCAACAGCACGAACATCAACATGATCGTGAGTGTCACCGGGAGCAAGTACATCGAAGACACCGTTGGGAAGATGATCCGAATCGGCACCGTTCACGGAAAGTGGTTCGGGAAAGAACAAGACGCGCTTCGGGTTCGTAAGGACAAAAGCGCCGATCTGACCGCCCAGTACGACCAGTTCGTGAAGGGCATCGACGCGGCAAAGAGCCGGGCCGAGATGGGGGAGCTTATCAAGCAGTTCGAGTTGTTCAAGCCATACCGGAAGGCGCTGGAGGCAAAAATCCGCGAAAAATGGGCCAGCTTGACTTAGACGAGCTTATCAACCATGTCGAGGAACAACCACAAGAGATCGACAAGGAGCTCCAGTGGATGCAGGAGAAGACCGGATTTTTCTCGGCATCCGAACTGGAGAGGCTCATGTCGAAAACTGACACATGGACGGAAGCGAACATTAAGTACCTCTACGAGATTCAGTATCAAAGACGAACTGGGACGTTTATCTCGGCTCCTGCGAATAAATACTTCAAAATGGGCCGCGAAAACGAACCGAGAGCGGTGGAATGGCTTCGAGAAAACTATTGCCCGAATGTCCGGCACTACGACCAAGACTTCGACGATAAGTTGTTCTACAAGACCGATTTCGGCTACGGATTCTCCCCAGATGCAGACATTTTCGTGGGAGGTAAAATCCAAGCCGTTATAGAGATAAAGTCGGCCGTAGGAAACGAAGAGAAGAGCCTCGTTTTCTCTCCCACATTCCCATACGACAAGAAGCGCATGAGGGTGTGGGAAGAGCACAAGTGGCAGATTATCGGACAATTCGTCGGCTGGCCGTGGCTTGAGGTAGTCCACCTCCTCAAGTATGACGGAGTAGACGACGACAACCCCACCGACCTCCGCCCGGTCACGGACCCCACGCGAGGTGTGTTATTTACGTTTAAACGTAATGAAGCGGGAGCGGCTATCGACCGGGCCACGACTCGACTGAAATTCGCAAACGATTTCCTCAACGAAGGTAACGATCCAAGCCAAATCAATGAATACTACAAGAAACGGAAAAGACTCTTTGTTTAAGCGACTCAAGGTCGCCTACAAAGAAGCGGAGCGGCTGACAGACAACACCGAAGAACTTGAAACGATCATCTACGGAAAGCCTACCAAGGCATATCTCGTGCGGTTTTGCCAGATGTTCCGGAACCAGATCAAGTTCGTCAACGGCCCCTGCTACAAGTGTCCTAAAATGGCAGACGATTGCTACGGCGGATGTTGCAATGAAGGAACAATAGGTTGCAGAAAATAAAATTTTTTAATAAATCAAAACAACATGGAACAGAAACAAGTGAAACTGATCGGGCTCAAGGTGCTTGACAACAACGTCATCAAGGCGGTCGAGCTTACTCCCGATATTATGAGCAAGCGGCTTATCCAGATCGTAGGCGAATCCGGAAACGGAAAGACTACGCTGGTGGAATCGCTCAAGACTGCTATCGGCGGCATGAATGCCGTAGCCAAGAAGGACGCCCTCGCGCCGGGATTCCTCACCGAAGCCCAGCTTACCGACGGCGAGATCAAAATTTTCGTCGGCGTCCGGAAGCGGGAACTGACGAAGGGAGAGCGGCAGGGAGACAGCGTAGTAGAGACCTTCCTCTACGCAAAGAACGATGAAGGAGAGATGTACACCCCCATCATCGACGGGGAGTCGGCCACAGCCGCCAAGTACGTCAAACTCCTGACCACGGACCTCACCTTCTCCATGCCCGCGCTGTTCACTGAGAACCAGACGGTTCACCGAAAGTTGATCGAGAGCCTCTTCAAAGAGGAGTTGGACGGCCTTGGCGCCGACGAGGTGGTAGCCCGAATCATGGACTGCAAGCAGGAGCGCGACGCGGCCCGCGTGATGTGCTCCAAGGCTGGAGCCTTCATGGAAAACTTCGAACGCGAAGGTCTCTCGGAAGCGCATCTGCAAGAGCTATCCCGAGTAGACGTAGACAAAATCGAGGCCGACATTCGTGAAGCTGAGATCGAGCGCGACCGCATCCTACGTCCGGCAGACGCGGCATACGAACTCGAATGCAACAAAATTCGAGAGGAATACCAGACTCGTCTCCGGGCCGCCGAGAAAGCCTATGATGCCGCCGTTACCGCCGAGAAGGACGAGAAACAGCGGCTTAAAGACGAATATGCCGAAGCGGAAAAGAAATACAACGAGCAGGAGGAGCGCAAGACCAAATGGGCCGCCTACTACGAGAACATCAAGACCAATGCTGAGACTTTCTTCTACAACACCGAAGAGCTCGCCAAGATCAAAGAGATGATCGAGGCCAGATACAAGGTCATCACATCGAAGTTCACACTCGCTAAGCCTGAACTGGCGGCCCCGGCTCCCAAGTTCGAGGGTGACGTTCTCAACACGAAAGCCGAGCTCGACTCTATCAAAGCGGAGGAGGCTCTGCTCAAATTCCCCGAGAAGGCCGTGCCAGACACCAAGGCCGTAGATGCCAAGATCGCCGACCTCAAAGCCTCCAAAGAGAAGGCCGAGTGCGAGAACGAACTTTTCGACCGTTACGCCAAGTGGTGTGCATGGATCGAAGCGAAGGGCAAGTATGAGAAGGAGCTCAATACCCTGCGCAAGATGTACGAGCGCATCGACACGGGCGTCGAGGGCCTCAAGATCGTCCCGAATGCTACCGATACCGACAAGATCGAGGTGTGGATCATGTACGATGGGCGCTACGACAAGGACTTCTTCCTCAACCCGAACGGCGAGTCGCGTTACATCTTCCAGTACTCGTCGTTCCAGCGTAGCGCTATCGGCGTCATGTTGCAGGCCGCTCGCCTGAATCTCAAGCCGAAGGCCCTCCGGTTGGCTATCGTGGATGACGTAGCATTCACTCAGAAAGGATTGGCAGTACTCTCGAAGCTCTGTACCGATCTCGACGTGCAACTTATCACTTGCCGCACCGACGATATTGACCGCTCGCAGGTCAAAGACGGCGAGGTGCTGATGGAAAACGGTGAAGCATTCTTTAAAAAATAGGGTATGCAGTTTTCGTATCAGACCGCCAAGGAATTAGCGTCGATGTGCGAATACCATTACCGAAAGGGTGTTTACGAAGCGACGATGGAGCCTGACAGCGTTGAGGCGCAGAAATATGCCGATGACGATGACGGGTACATGACCATCCGTCGCTTCGGAAAGCCCACTTTGCAGGTTAAGTCAACCCGAGACTGGCGCATTCATGTGGATGCGCAGATTTCTACCATGCACATCGTATATTGCGAGAATCTGGCCCTATACTTCCGCTCGGCTCCGACGTCAGAAAAGGGCGTAATTCGCGCGATGTTGTGCATCATGGAGTACCACTACCGCAAAGGTATAAAACACGGCTTAGAGCGCCGTGATTCACGCGCGGCGCATAAGTTTTTCGCCGAGGTGGGGCGTGGCAAGAATCACCCCCACTGGCTCGACGGCAAGAAGGATTTTCACGAGAACTACATCGACAAGATGAAGCAACGTATCAACACGATGGGGCAGTATCGCAAAGAGTGGGGCAACACCGCTCGCTTCGATTACCTGAGCCGAATGATCGGAGAGGCAGTTGCCGCGGAGAAGATGAAGATTCTCCAGAAAAAAGGAAGATTATGGTAACGATAGATCACCTGCTGGCGGCCTCGCCGAAACGGAAGCTGGCAATGCTACTTCCGCTCGGAGAGTGGAAGAACCAGAAATTGCTCGAAGAGTCGGAGACCGAGGTAGCCGACAAGGAGGGCAATGTCGCCACTATCATCAGCAAGGCCGTTCTCACAACCAATAACCCCGTTACAGATGCAATATCTTGGATGCTGTACGGCTACTCCATCGCAGACATTCGGAGACGGATGGAGCTCAAGTGGCCGCTCAAAAACGACAAGGTGCTGTTTCTTGTAGTAGAACCCAAATAACATGGCATACAGATTCAAGGTAATGCACCGATCTCAGGACGAAATTCTGGTCCCGGTATCGGCCATAGACGATAACATCGTATTCATCGCTTCTGGTAAAGATAAGGAGCTCGAATTTACCGATGGCGTCGTCATGTCCGTGGTCAGGAAGCGAGAGATACACGTTCTGTCGCCTGAGTTCAACATCGAAGTGCAACGCATTTACGGAAAGAAGGGCCCCGTAGACATTCTCGTGTACCTAAAATGCTGGTACAAGAACCTCGGAGGCCGGATTGACAGCATGAGATTTTTACATATATGGCTACGCTCACTCCCCGAAACTACCAAATAGATTTCGTCGATGGCGTGAAGGATGCGATGCGGGAGAACGACACTCCCGCATTCAGCAAAATATGCGGCTACATGCCGCAGGGATCGGGAAAAAGCGTCATTATATCCATGATCGCCGTCGGCGCCGCGGCAAAGGGTAACGACGTTCTGATCCTCAGTCACCGTGACGAAATCCTCAAGCAGAACTTTGACAAGATGCAACGCTTGGGGCTCACATCGGCCATAGTCAACGCCGAGACACGCAATATACCCGAGGCGCAAGTCGCCATAGGGATGTCGCAGACGATCTCCGTGCGCATTAAAAACCATAAAGAGTGGATGGAATGGCTCCAGCACTTCAACATGGTTATCGTGGACGAAGCGCATAGAGGAGAGCACGACAAGGTGATGGACTACATCAACGACGACGCCCATGTGCTCGGTCTCTCTGCGAGTATCTGCCGAAACGGGAACAAGGTGAAGCAACTCGGAGAGTACTACGACTGCATCGTGAAGGGCATATCTACGCCGGAGTTGATCCAGATGAACTTTTTGGTCGGTTCCCGCAACTTCGTGTATCAGGCCCCGGTACTCGAAGACCTTCCGGTTGTAGCGGCCAACGGAGACTACGACCCACGCGCTCTCCAGATGCGGTTCACGCGCAAGGAACGATATGCTGGCGTCATCACCAACTGGAAGAAGATCGCATTTGGAACCAAAACCATCGTCTTCACTACTGGTTCAGATCACTGTGTAGACCTTACGCGAGCCTTCTGCGAGCATGGAATCAAGGCCAAGTATCTCCTATCGAGCCGAAAGCCGGAGACCGACGCGCAGTTCTCCGGAAAGCGAGAGGACATCCTTCGTGACTTCCACAACGGCCTTTTCACCGTGCTTGTCAACGTCGGAATCCTCGATACCGGGTACGACGAGCCTTCGATACAGACCGTGGTGCTGGACCTCGCAACGAAGTCGTACACACACTACTCGCAGATGGTAGGACGCGGCTCCCGGCCATATCCGGGCAAGTCGTACTTCAATGTACTCGACTTCGGCGACAACGTAAAAACACACGGCAAATACGAGCGAGAAGACCCTCCTATGGGACTATGGCACGACAAAACGAAGGGCGGCGTCATGCCGACCAAGTTATGCCCTCTCGGAAAAGACGGAAAGAAGCTCGGATGCGGCCGACTGGTGCCCCAAACGGCCCAAAAGTGCCCCTACTGTGGTTATGTTTTCCCGAAAATCGACAAAATATACGAAATAGAACTCACGGAACTGATAGACAAGGCCGAGGATCAGGAGAATCTCGAAGCGTGGTGCGCCAAGAAGGTACTCGAAGACGGGTGGTCTGTACCACGAGTTTTAGCCACCGTATGTATCAAGAACGCACCGCACGAGAAAGCCACATTTATGCGAGTCATAAAGGTCTTAAGAACGAAGGAAGGGAAGAAGGTGAGTCCATACTACTGGGATTACTTCTCAAAGAATATTTTGAAAAACAAGGCCAGAAAAAGAAAGCTGGTATCAGAACAAAACGAACTCGGATTATAATGGCAAAGACGCAGATTATCGTACAGCCGCGGCCGAAGGAGCGCGGTATCGCACACGAGGAGTCTAAACTCCAAGCTCGAATGGTGATGAAATTCGCCGAGATTTGGCCCCACCGACGCGGCCACCTATTCGCTACATTCCAAGAGGTGAGTAGTGGGGTAGAGGGCTCCATGAAGCTCTCTATGGGGCTTGTCAGAGGCGTATCGGACCTGATCTACTGCGACGAAGGGAGCCTGATCGGTATAGAGGTGAAATGCCCCGGTACCCGGCATAAAGTAGCACACCTAATTGAGCAGGCCGAGTGGCTTATACGGGTTCCCAAGTGGGGCTATTTTTGCGACGACTTGGATGACTTCATCAACATAATAGATGGGGGAGTCGGAGGAATAGACCCAGTTAACGTTCTGGAATACTGCAAGAAGGCGAAAACCCAACAAATTTTGTGGGATAAAAGTTTGTTTATTTAAAAACAAATGTTTAACTTTGCACTTGTAATAACGTATAAACGTTCTTTGATATGGTGGCACTCGGCATGCGCTCCTTCCTCATTCTTGAACCGCTTCTGGTGTTTCGTTTAACTAAGCATGCCACAAGGAGTCTTCCGGGTCGATGCCCCGGAGCCGCCGCAAATCCATGTGTGGCAATTAGAAGGATTTTTGTTTGAAACGATTACGCGTCATCGGTACGTTGGCCGCCTGACCCCACGATACGGGGTCACATGCGGGGTGGAGAAGGAGTATCTCGCTTGGCCCATAACCAAGAGATCGCTGGTGCGAGTCCAGCCTCCGCAACAAGTACGTCGTGAGACGGTGGCTTTAATTTTCGCTCATATTTTTAGCTTCCCCTCGAAAGAGGGGTTTGGAGAAGGTGTACACGGTGTACGGGAAAAACAAATCAGATTTCGGCGTCCCCAAAGTAGGTTCGACTCCTATCTTCTCCACCACTTATCACCACCACAAAACGTTTTTTGACATGAAGAAAATTTTCGCACTGATGGCGCTGTTGTGCGCCGTCCTCGTTGCAGGCGTGTCCTGCAACGACAAGAAGCCGGACATCAAGTATCAACTCGACGTCGAAGGACTGGTCGCAAACCAGTCTACTCCGATCTCCGCCGAGTTCAAGGCTTTCGTCTGTAACACCGACTCGATCAAGATTGTCGCCTCGCGCAACGTCTCTCCGGTCGATCAGGCGCTTATCGAAGCCAGTCTCGAACACCAGCTTCTTCAAACCTTCGGCATCAAGGTCCAGCAGGGAACTGCTTACGACATCCTCGTCAAAGGTTACGTCCGGGAGGCCAACACGGGAATCGCTATTTACGTTGACAAAAGATTCACGAACGCCGCCAATCCCATATACAAGGCCAAGCCCGAGCCTGTCGGGGAATTTCCCGCCGATTCACTCGGCAACTAATACAAAGGGTGTAAGGGTTTCCCGTTTCCCTCGGCCGGACTATAAATCCGGGGCTTGGTTCGACTCCAAGCTACACCCCAAACAACTTACAACTATGGCAGAAGAGTTTAAATTCGCCACCCGAGAAGAGTGGCTTGAAGCGGCTGTCGATCATTTTCGACCGACATTTCAGCAGGCATGCAAGACCAGCGGCCGCACCATACCGGAGAATCTCAAGGTTTCCATCGGTTTCCCAGACAAGGGTGGCATGGCGAAGCGTAGGGTTCTCGGCCAGTGCTGGACGGAATCCGACTCGGAGAAGCCAGTTCAAATCTTCATCAACCCCACCATTACCAACGTAAACGGTGCTGACGGCATCCTTTCGGTACTCGTACACGAGCTCGTGCATGCCGTAGGTATTCACGGCCACGGTAAGGATTTCAAACGAGTCGCTTTGGCCGTAGGGCTGGAAGGCAAGATGAAGTCTACTACCGCCAGCGACGCCTTGGTCGAAGAGTTCACGTTCCTCGTTGACGAGAAGCTCGGGCCCTTTCCGCATACGGCGCTGTCGGGCATGAAGCTGTTTGCACCCTCAAAAAAAGACGGAACTCGTATGCTGAAAGCGGTGTGCCCGGAGTGCGGGTACACGATCCGTCTGACGAAGAAGTGGGCTCAGGTAGGCATGCCTCTTTGTCCCTGCGGCCAAGCGAATTTTACTCTCGATATGCCCATTGAAGAAGAAGGATAATGGCAACACCTCGTATATACGACATGCTCCCTAAGCCGAAGAAGCGGCCGGAGTCAAGCCTCGCGGAACCCGAGCTACGGGCGCTTGAGTTGTACTTGTTCACAAATATGACGTTCACCGACATCTATAAGATGGTGTTCGACATGCGAGACAAGTCATACGCAACGGTCCGGACCGCGGCCAAGACACTCTTGGAGTCGGCCGATGCGGAGGTTTATCTTACCGAGAGGTACCGAGACATCAATGCTTTCATAAACACCGGAGAGAGCGAAGATGACGACGTTGGAGTGTCGGTGATAAACGAAGACGGAACCTACTCCGAGGAGTTCATCCTTGCCGCCAAGAAAAAGATCGCAAGGCTGGCGCTGAAAGAGACCGACGGCAACCGTTTCCTCGAAAAGTTCCAAGACCTGATCGGCAAGCAGGAGTCCATGCGCACTGCATCTCTTCTCCCGCAACGCTATCTGGCTGAGCAGTGCCAGACATGCCGATACAAGGCGATATTCGAGGAGGATTTCCAAGACGACTGCAACCGATGTCGCTGGAAGATGGATGCGCCTGAAAAATACGACCACAAAACCCAATTCATAACAAAACCAGAAGAATAGTATGCAAATCAAAGGAGTCATCACGAAGATGTGCGAACCCGTTACCGGAGAGTCGGCACGCGGGATATGGAAGAAAATCGGAATCGTCCTCCAGACGGAAGGAGAATACCCCAAGGATGTCTACATCGAGTTCTGGGGCGACAAGGCGGATGTCGTAGAGGTGAAGTTGTGCGAAGGCATGATCGTCGCCGTAGACTTTACGCTCGAATCCCGTGAGTACAACGACCGCTACTACACGCAGGTACGCGGCTACAAGTACACCATCGAAGGAGGAGGTACCTCGCCCGCCAAAGACGATCCCTACGTTCCGGCAAGGAAGGAAGAGCCCGCTCCGGCACCCGCCAAGGACAAGGTAGACGACCTGCCGTTCTAAAAACATCGCTTTCACCTCCTCCAAGCACATTAAACGTACTTTTCGGTTCGTATTTATTTACCCGGAACTCGAAATATGGTTAAGCAGTGAAAGCGAAAGCGAACTTCCAGTTTTGGAGGTTCGCTCTTTTTATCGTATCTTTGCGTAAGTTGTTTTGATTAGCAATGTTCCGCAAGGAAGAGAGGAGTGCCGATTCTGCCCGGTCACTCCTCTTCTTTTTCGTCTGAACTGATCCGAAGGAACAAGAAGGCCAAGATAGGCCAGCCAGTCCCGGACGCGAAGCATGCCGCGGCGACAGCCAGTGATACCGCCAGACATGCTACTGCAAATGCCGCATTTCTGTTCATAATGATCTGTAAATTACGTCTCCGAAGTCATCGCCCTCTTTCAAATCGGGCATGCCTTCCCACCATTTAACGGCCTGATCCGGGAACCATCGAACCCAGTCCATGCCCGCTTTGTCGTAGTCAGGAAGCAGTCGATAGTTACGCTTTATGCGGCGCACGTTCGCGCTTCCACCCGTCGCCAGAGCCCGGCGCCCGGTATTGAGATATATCAGCAGAGCAGTCTTCTCCGATTCCACCACATACGGGTTTCCGTCGGTTCCGAGGTGCTCGCCGAAGTAGCATCGCTGAGTGTAACCTTGAGCGGTGCGGAAGATACGGCCGCCTCCGTAGTTGTGATCGCGGTGGCCGTCCGACTTGTAAATGATGATTTTGTCGTGGAGAATCCGTTGCTCCTCGTCTATGTACCAGAACTGGGTCCCAGTTCCCTGCGGAACCCGGCACGGAGTGATCGCCAGTTTCCGGTAAGCCTCTTCGACCTTTCCCTCCGGGAACTTGGTGCAAAGCCATCGAAACAGCGGGTCCTTGAGCCTACCGATGCGCTCCATAGCCTCGTCGAGAATGGATTGCTCCACATATCTGGTCGGAATATCGGGTTCAGGCTTGCTTATGACAATACCGTCGCTCATGGATTTGAGGCGCTCGTAGGTCTCTTTGCTGGAGGAGCATCCTCCATACAACTGCATCCATTTGTACAACTGCATGCTGTCTCCGCCCTGCTCCATAATCGTGATCCCTCCGGAGGCGTCACGGGTGCACACCATTTTGTCATACCGATAGGCATGGGGAGTGCCGTCGATATAGCACTTCCCATGCCAGAATCGGCCATGACGCTTGAGGTTTAAGCCCATGATTCGCGGCAAATCCTCGAAGATCGCATCGTAGTTCAAATCGAGCTTGCCCATAGAGCTACTTTTCAGCCTTTTCCTTCGAGTATTTATCCCAGCATGAGGGACATAAGTGAAACGCAGGTTGAACGCCCCATCCGGCCTCTTTTGCCGCTTTTTCGGCATCGTCCACCGACGAGAAGCCGTCGGCATTAACTCCGTCCTGCTCCCGAAGGAACTCCTGACAGCGCTCGCACTGCATCAGGTAGTAGGTGATTCGCTTAATCATAGTTGTTTTGATTAAAAAGGTAAATCCAAGTCATCCTCGACTGATTTCGGCGCTCCCTCCTCCTTGATCGTAGTGTCGTAGAAAAGATTGTCGTCGAAAACACCCTCGTAGACGTAAAATGTAATTTCTGCCCCGCGTTGGTACACTTCATAGTTCTCCTCGCGCAGTCGCTTGACGAACTCGTTATACCCAAACGCATTGTAGTTGTTGTCGCGGCAATACTTGCAGTAGTCCTGATACAAGTCCTGACCCTGCTTCGCCGCCCGGCTCCCGATGCCTCCGTGCGACGTGGCCGCATAGCCAGAGTCGCGGAGCCATTGGAGTCGTGAGTCTTGATCCACCCGAAGTTTCTCCACAGCCAACTGACTGCTCTTGGACGGGGTGAATTTTCCACCGTTGCGAATGAATCGCCTCCGGCCCTCCATAATCCAGTTGAAAATGCCGCTCTTTTCCGATTCCAGTTTCTTGCCGAGTTCTGGGTCCTTCTTGTCGTCGCTGATCTTCACGTCGAAGTTGACGATCAGGTGACGACGATAGTTACCGTCTGAGCGGTCCGAGATACTCTTTGGAAACTGGTTCAGAGACGCGATGAAGAGCGGAATCTGAGTCGCCATGAAGGGCTTCCCATACGGGTCACGCGCCTTCATAGGCTCTCCGGCCACGAATTTCTTCCAGTCGCCGCCGGAGAAGTCCTCGTTACTCATATCCTCGCATATGTTGAGTAACTTTCCGTTGACGGCCGCCATGTTGTACTCGGTTTGACCGCGTTTAAACAAATCGACCGCGGAGAATCCCATCGCCAACCCGTCTCCGGTTCCCCGGTCGAAGCCGAACATCTTACGGATCGTTCCCGTGAACACGCCCTTACCGTTCTGGCCGGAGCCGATCAGGAAGAGCATCTCCTGAATAGAGAACTCGTTACGATCCACAAATGCCGCGCCGAGAAACTCCTGCAATGATGTGATCCGGTCATCTCCCGGCACGACTTCCGAGAGAAACTGCATCCACTTCGGGCATGTCGCCGTCTTGTCGTAAACGAAGTCGAGGTACGTCGTACACTCAAGTTCCGGAGAGTGCGGCATCGTGATCCCCGCGTCGATGTCGAGGACGCAGTTCTGGAAGGCCACGATCCCACGCCGAGGCGTCAGTGTCGCCGACAGCATGAGTTTGCGGAAGCAGTGGCTCACGATTTTCTTCGGCGACTCGACCTGAAACAGCGGCGGCAGGTCCTTTATCTCCATAACGTCCGTCACGATGGACTCGATCACGTCGATCCCGGTGCGGCGGTATATCTTACCATCGAAGACATAGATACTACCCTCAAGAAACTTGAAATACGATCTGCGCATCGCCCGGTCATAGGCAATGGCGATCTCGGCTTGAATTTTGTGGTTCAGATTCTTGGCCTCTTTCACCTCTTGAGTGAAAAGAGTCATCGGGAACTCTACATTTTCAACGAGATAGGTCTTGCAGATGTCATAATCAGGCTTCGACATTTTCTTTGCGCCGGAAAAATTTCACGCCTTCGATCTTCTTCTCCTCAAGCCACCCGATACTCTGCCAGTTGTAGGTGGTCTGCATCGAAACCTTGTAGAACCGCGCCAACTGAGCCCGCGTGAACCAGCGGACCCCATTGATGGTGATTTCGTCCATAGGTACGTTGTTATCCTCTTTCCTCATATTGAAAATTTTTATAAGATTGGACTACAAATCTACAACATCATTTTGGATATTCCAAAACAAAATTGGATTATTTTTATAAATAAAAAGGGGGAGACATTCCTGCCCCCCCCCGCTTCGTTTATGTCAAATCACTGATTTTCAGCGAAATAGCCAAGATACGAGAGCTGGCTCAAATATACACTTCCGTTGTGGTATTTGCTATCGAGGCGAGACCAGCCTCTCCACTTGTGGACCGGAGCAAATCTCTTCTTCAAGGTCCTCATATTTGCTGTACGGCCATTTCGATCCAGAGCGATAGCGTAGCTCGACTTCAATACCGCAATCCCATTCCGGCTGAAATATGTCATCTCCACGAAATACCAGTGCTTCTTCTTCGGCCGGGGCCGGGACCAGAGTATGGCGACCGTGATGATCGCTATACAAAGGGCCACAATTATCAAGCATCCTCCCATCGCTTCACGGTCATTTCGTTCAATCTCGTCTTACGCATGATGCTCTTGCCGCCAGCTTCGGTCTTGATCACCTCGCTGGCCGTAGCCTCGATGGAGACGAGAATTCCGCCGCCCCACTGTTGCACGAAGTCAATGACGGCCGACGCGACGATGTGCTCCATCCGGGCCTTAGCCTCGGCATAGCTGGGGGTCTTGATCCCTTCCAGCGGTGGCTTATTCTCCTCCATTCTCCTGCATTTTTTCGAGGTCCGCTTCCTTAACGAACACTCCGTCGATCATCTTGCCTTTCCGGTCCTTGATCTCGTCGTAGGCGGCCAGACAGCAATCCTCGATGTTGAGGCCGAGTTGTTCGGCGACGCATATCAGAGTGACGATGACATCGCCGAGCCCGTCGATCTGCTGATCCCGGTCCTTTTTGTTGATGGCCTTGGCGAGCTCTCCGAGCTCTTCCATGACTTTGCACATCTGGATGTGCGGGTCCCCCGTCTGGAGGTTGCGATCAAGCACCCACTGCTTGATTTTTTCGATAATTTCCGTCATTGTAGTTGTAGATTTAACTCGTTTATTAGCGACTCCAGATTCGGGTTTTTCTCCTTCATAATCTGGAGCGTCTCCTCGTAAGTAGTCGTTTCCATCGTAATTTTTGTTGAGCCCGACCTCTTTTCCAGCCGCATCGAGACCCTCGTAGTAGCCCTCTTTGCCTCGGAACTGAGTAGGGAAGAAAAGGTATCGCCAATGGATGTTTCCGACCTCGTGAATCGTGAAAAATCCGTTGTAGTAGTAGAGTCTGTTGCGGGATCGGAACCCCACGAAGAGCCGCGGCTTGTTGTTGACCTGAATCTTGAACACGATCTCCATATTCATGGGAATGTCGTCACCCAAGAACTCCTTTTTCTTGCCGTAGCGCACTTTTCGCCAGTGCTCCATGTCCCGGCATGCCTCCATATAGCCCTCTTGCCATACTCGGGCCGCCGCTTTGTTGCTGTAAGGGTTGTCTTTCATCCCCAAGGCCAATTACTTCGTTCCGTACACAAGAAAACGTCGTCAGGAAGAGCCTCAGAAAGCCAAAGCCTCACCGCTTCTCTCACCGAAGTAGCCGTTTCAACCGCCCGATGATACGAAATCAGGTCCTCCGCGCCGATATTTCGAATCTGGAAGGCGTAGGCATAACAGAAATCGAAGGGATCGGTCTCCGGGTCCTCTAAAAACGCCAGTTTCGCGTCGTAGAGGAAGGGCGCAGAGGCGTTTCTGTCGCGCTCGGCTCTCAAAATGGACTTAATTCGGCTTGTCTCCTCACTTGTTCTCATGGTTTTTAAGTTTAAACGCATCACATCCGAGGCCCCGTTCCCGTTTTACCGGGTCAGGGCACTCGATTGTGAATCTTTTTCCACACCAGAAGCATGTCGGCCGGAAATTCCCGTCGTAATGCTTAAATTCTTCGCAAATACGAGACTTTCCCGGTATCGGAGCATCCAGTTTCCAGCAGAAACCCCGTCGGTTCCGGACCTCCCACCACTGGCAATGCTTACAGTAGGGCGTTGACGTTAATGACAAGACCATTTCCGATGATTTCTCCTTGTTCACAGACCACGAACTCGTGCGTATCGAAGTTCTCGGCACCGAAGGTCCAGCCTCCCGCCTTGTTGTACTGGGCCGTGACGTAGGGCGTTCCTTCCGGTACCTCTTCCGTCTGAATCCACTTCCCGTCGATGTACGCGATCTTGCCCTCCGAGAACTCGTCGCTCACGGCGCCGTCGAACTCCACGCAGTCGTCGGAGTAGCCCGTGACCACAATCAGGTTCGCCTTCTTGCACGAATCCAGAAGCGCCTCGTCGATCTCGTCCATGTACTCCATCGCATTGAGCGACATAGCCACGAGCGAAGGCTTCGGGTTCCTGACGGCGAGCTCCGAAATCACAGCCCGCGATATAGCATAGGGTGGCTCTCCGTATTCGTGCGCCGGGACCAGACCCAGCTTCACGGGGGTTCCGGGGATGTAGGGCACGACTCCCGGCTCGGCAAGATGCCAGTAGGCCAGAATCATAACGTTCTCGAACGAAGAGGCGCCGACGTAATCCCCGATCTCGGGAATCTCGATCTCCGGCACGAGGGCATGCCGCTCCTCGTTGCTCAGAGTTGTGTAGCGCATAACTTCCTCCGGTGTTCCCAGTTTACGCGCCAGCTTCACCGCCATCTCGCAAACATGGAGCTCGTGGGCCTCGTACAGAATCGAGAAGTCTTCGCCGCCGTTCGTGCGCCGGATGTCGATACGCTTCTTGTAGATGTTCGGAAGCTGGTCATAGACCTCCTGATAGGCGGCTTTCGCCCCCTCGTAAGCCTCCTTCATCTTGGCGAACTTCTCCGTCTTCTCCTTCCTGATCTGGGCCGCCATCTCCTCGTCGGTGTAGTTCCAGAGGGTCTTCTCGCCGACCTTGACCATCTGGACCCGGTTCGAAGGCTCGTGCAGGCCCACTTCGATGTGGCGGCCGATGTCGATGCTGTCCATGTGTACGGCCGGGAGCGACAGCTTCGTGTCGTTGTCGCCGATGACGGTCATATACTCTCCCTTTTCGGTCGCCTCGATTCGCACGACCATGAATGTGATGTGTTTCATTATTTCAGTTTTTCGATAAATTCCACTACCTGATTAAATCGCGTGTCCTCGTCAGGGAAGACAGCCTCGTACATCCGCTTAATCATAGCCGTGTCGTACACAGTAAGACTGCTGACTTGGCTCGGATCGACATTCTGGGTCACTCCGTTCATCTCAACCCGGATCATGTGGTCGAAGGGAGATGCGCCTTGAAGAAACATGTAGTCATACACGCCCCCTTTAACCCGAACCAGAGTGCCCGGAGCCAGTTGTCTCAGTTCCTCGTAAGTCATACCCCCATAATGTCAAAGAGTGGAACCGAATGGAAGAAGATGTGGTCGCCCGATTTGAGCCTCAGAGTAAGAGTGCCGTCTCCTTGAGGAATTATGTCTTCGAGCACGGGCGTCGAAAACTTATCGTCCGGAAAGTTGGCTTTGAACGTTTGTTTGATCTCGTCCAGATGCTCCGCGATGTAGGACGCAACGGAACGGGGCTCTTTCGCCTCCTTGTTCTGATTCGGGGTGTCGAACATGCCGCAGTCCTCGAAGTGGTCGTAGTAGTCATCCTGAACGCGCTCCACGTCGCTTTCAGCGGCTACCACGGGCCAAGTCTTCTCGAAAGCGTCGTGGGTAATGTCCGCCTTCTCATAGTAGTGAACCGAAGAGGCAGGCCGCGTCCGGAACTGAGTGTGTTCGCTCGGGTCCTCGCCGTCGATGCAGGCAATCAGGAGCATGAAATCTCCTTTGTCCTCCGAATACTGGGCCGAAACGATGCGGCCCAAACTCCCGTCTTCGGGGAAAATAACGTGTTGTGTTTTCATAGCAATGTGTAAAAGTAAATAAAATTCCTGACAATAGGAAACCCCAGCTTGGAAATTTCCTCTAAAAATTCTCGCTTAGTAACCGGGGCCGGACACCAGTCCCGGTAGAGAGGGTAAAGGACCGAAACGGGCTGGCTCGAACACTTGGTAGCGTAGCCGGGACGAGCGTAAAGACCCTTTTCGACCATGAAGTTCAAAACGTAGAACGTAGGAGTGTCGGGTTCCTCCGGCCAGCATATCAAGGCCCGTCTCCCCACGACCGGAATCCCGAGCTCGATCAGTGCCTCCCGGTTATCATCCTCCTCTCCGGGGAAAGCCTTGCGGATTCTAACCCAGCTCGCCCTTCCCCGCAAAGTGCTTATCAACTGCCTCATAAGCCTTATCTACCACTTCACAAATCTCCTCCCAGTTCATGTCGTCCGTCCACTCCTGCCCGACAAACGCGCAGAACATCTGCATCCAGCGCTCGTCAGGCGCCACCAGCAACAAGTCGTTTTCGCTCTTAGCCGCTATGCCTTGCTCCCCGACGATTATTTCATTCCCGTTCTCAAGCGTAACGTTAAAGAATCTGGGATTGTTAGCAGTTGAAAATTTGGTCACTTTAAGGCCGCCTCTGGTCACAAGCGGAGCCCCCGCCAGTGCCTTCTTTAAATCAAAATGTCTCATTGTAATCGTGTCTTAGTCGCGCCGACATCACTCTCCCGATGTCGATGCCGTATTTTCCGCAAAAAGCCAAGAGCCGGAGCAGTGCGCCCGCAACCCGGTCCTCGACCGTGAATTGAATCTTGTTCTCGTAGATGGTCTTGTAGTTCCCACTCCCCATCCCTTCCAAGGCCCCCTCCTGCATCCAGCCCTCCGACTCCGCCGCCAGCAGAACCCGGCCCAACTCCAGTTGGATCAGGGCGAGCTCCCTTGCGAAGAACGCCGGGTCCGCCGCAACGGGGCACTTCTTCTGCAAGTCGTATTCCCCGTGTCTGTCCAGAAGCTCGCAGGCCATGCCCGCAATCGAGGTTAGTTGCTGGTAAGATTCGAAAGCCATGCCTTCTTCGCTTTTAACAGCCGCTTCTCCCAAGAGTCGAAGAAGCTCCCGAACTCGTACACTTTCTTCCGGAACTCCTGACGGTCACTGGCCCCGGATTTAGAGCACGAGATGTGGAGTTTTACCCTAAAAATACCATCCTTCTTCCGGCACTCCTCGTAGTACAAGTCCCCGGCCCCGATTTCGTGCTCGCAAAACTCGCACTTGTGCGCCCTCCGCGCCCGGACATAACGTTTTCCGATTACTTTAAAATCTTTCATATCGTTTAGGTTTAATTTGGTTCAGAATCCAGTCTCTCCGCCGCGCGATCAACTCAACCCTCGCCTTCGCCACGTTCGTATACACCGCCACCAGAGTCTCACCGACCCTGAGCACACAGCCTCCCTCCCTGACCGGGATCAGGCGGATATATTCCTTTGCCTCCAAGCGAAGGCGTCTGAGTTTACTTGTGTTCATTTAAGTATTCGTAAAGTTCCCGTAAATCCTCTTGTTCCGAAACGAAGTCGATGTAGGGAGTGAAAACCCAGTACTCATGCCCGTGACGGTGGTAGCCGAAGTGGTGGAGTAGCTGGCCGAAAGCGTTCCGGCTCATGGCTGGCAGAAACACCGTGCCCTTGTTATCAGCCAAGAAACGCTGGTAGATCGTCTCGAAACGTAGCCGATGCCTCCGATCCGTCTCCCTACGGTACGGGCTCATGTTGCGCTTCATCTCGAAGCGGTGGAAGAGCTCCTCGTTATGGCTGTACGGAACCATATACTCTGACTTTGGATTCTACGATTTCGTAGCCAAGATTTCGTATCACCTCAAAGAACTTCGGCCGATACGGTTTCGGCTCGATCTCCGCTATGATCGCGTCCACTGCAACGTGACCTCTATATATATGGTGCGGGTCCACCCTCGGAACCCAGTCCTTCGCCGCGAAGTATGCCTGCATCTTCGGGCCCCAGAAATCCTTCTGGTATCTACTTCCTGACAACATACTCTGAATCACTTTTGTAGAGCCGGAGGGAGTCCTCCGCGCTGAACAGTGAAACCTGACGCTTGTTACCCCGCCCCTTAAACTGGAACACCTCAAAACCGCATGCCCGCACGATGCGGCCGAACTCTGGGAGCGAGAGCCGTCCGTAGATCGGCTTCTTCTTGGCCTCGCACCAAGAGACGTACACTTTCAGCAAGCCGTCGAGCGGTACCGTACCCGGAGCCATGCAGACACGGGGGACCGGAGAGATAAGGCAGGACTCCATGAACTCCTCGAAAACTTCTTTATTAAAAGGTATCGACATAAATGATTAACGTTTAACTTCTGCAAAGCTATAATAAAATTCCAATATACGCAAATAAATTGGAAAATATTTTTCAGATCACGGGGGTAGGTTTCGATTTGTTACCTTTTTCGAAAGCGGAACTCAACGCGGCTTGATAAAAAAATACAAATAGGGTTAACCATTGGAATGGGGTGTGATTATCAGCCGATAACGTGTCGGCGGGGGCAGGATTTCGTTTAACTTCCTATTTTTGGGGTTTCAAACTTATTTTTTTTTTTTTTGGTGTATAGTTACCTGTATAGTTACTTTTAGTAACCAAGCGAAGTGCTGTATGTATCAGAGGATTGGAAATAAAATGTGCAAGTTTTGGAAAATTTTTATAAGCGTTTTGATTTGCAAACGGCTGATATAGAGTGAGTTATGAGCAACTATACAAGTAACTATACAGAAAAATATTTTGAGAGTTTTTTTTCACTCAAAATAGGAAGTTAAAGCACATTTAAAGGATATTGATTGTTAAAGCGCTTGTAATCAGCAAGTTCGAATACTTAACCCCGTTGGAATATAATTATCAGGGAGCGTTGAGTTTTTGGTGGTATTTTTTAAAATATTTTATAAAATGTTTAAACGTAGATTTTTCGTAAACCGTTGATAGAGAGCGAGTT